GCTGAGACGGTGCAAATCCGATAATCCGTGGGACTCGCCGCAGGTCCAAGTCCGGGGGTGTGAGAGTTAACCCGTCTCGCACATGGGCCTCCCGCAAGGGGGTGGAATCCTCTCTCTCTATCCTGTATGGGGTAGGGGGAGCCTTTGGGTGGAATTACCCACAAATGTGTTTTTAGGTGATTTGGCCGTCGATAAATTCGTCCAGGCCTGAGCCGGTCAGGACGTAAGCGGCGTTGTTATATTCCACAGTGACTAGTTGTTTTCTTAGCCACTCGTATCGTTTGAGTTGGTGTTCTAGTTCTTCAAGCCTTACTGCTGCTCGCTTTGCTACAGCGGCGTCGGCCCAGGGTCCGTTAATCCCATTTATCTGGTCGATCAAGTTCATTGGTTAAATCCTTTAGGAGTTCTTCGGCCATGGCTTTTATGGCAATGGACTTTAGCATCAGCGAATATGCTTGGCGATAGGCAAATTCTGCATCGGCTTGGAGCTGTTCCACCCGGACTTGGAGTTGCACCCGTGGGTCAATCTTGATCATGTTTTAATCCTTCTTTCCAGCCTTCGTTGTAGGCAAGTGAAATGTTTAATTTAGTAGCAGGAACTTTGTGGAAATGACGGTAAGCATCCCAAAAGCCAGCGCGAGACAAAGTTTTATTTGGTTTGGACTTACTGGCTTTATCGTAAGCATCTAAAAAAGCGTGTTGACAAGCATCAAGATCTTCTTTGGATGGCTTTTTTCTTGCAATAAAAATATTCAAACTAGCGAGTCTTCTCCCTGATTCCGTTTCTTGCCCAAGGCAATCTCGTAATTTGTCAAGGCGTTGGGGATGACGAAGTTTTTGTAGACCTCGGTGTTCAAGTTGCCTAACGCGTTCTCGAGTGACACCAAAAGCTTGGCCTGTTTCTTCTAGGCTATGTTGTTCCATGCCATGAAAACCAAAGCGCATCTTTAAAAGTTTTTCTTCTCGTGGCGTGAGGGTTTTCAGCATGTCATTAACTTTTTCTTGGATTTCTTTTTTTTGCATCATGTCTTCAAGAACCAGAACTTCTTCTTCACCGCCGTAGGTAAGCACGGACATCTGATGTTTATCAAGCAGCACACGGCCTGTGTTGGTCGTTAAGGTATTCCACAGTTGATCTTCGGTCCACAGATCCTCTGGCAACGCACAAAAATAGTCTAAGAGTTTTTGTGCAGCAACCGTATACGTACCGTCTTGTTTTAGTGGGCTTTCTTTAAGTCCTATCAAGCCATGTACGCTTGACATCGATATGTTTGCTTCTCTGCAAAATTCAGCAATTGATTGGAAGCCAGCATTTTCGATGGCACTCAGCAGTAAGTTGTTTTTGATTTTTATATCAACTCGATACTCTTTCATGTTTTATCTCCGGGGAATATTCAGTTGTTGAAAATGTGGTCTGACACTTGGTACATTTTCTAACTCGTTCTACATAAAAACGTTTTTTTGTTGGCTCTACAAAGTGTCGTGAATCAATAACTTTTGTTTTGTAAGAACTAAATGTTTCATCTGCACAGTATGGACATTGCATATCATTTTTTCTCTTTCCAACCTTCAATAAACCCATCGGCCCAAGCCTTTTCCCAAGCGATACACCACAGATCATATGACCCATCGAGTGGGAACTTGAAATCTTTTTTGTTCTTCATCATTGCCTTGACATCTCTTCGCTTAATGAATGCTTCCCAAGCTTTGTCTCTGTCAGGGTTAACAAGGGGTACGTCATCGAACAGTCCTTTCCTTTGACCTTTGGCTTTTTGAAACTTGTTGTGGTCACCGCTCATGTGTTCTTCTCCTTTAGCTTGGCAGTGTAGGTCGTCACTGCACTGTCTTTACTTCGTTGCCCTCTGTAGACCGTTCCATCTCCGTAGAAATTACCGCCATCTACCTCTAGTGCTTGACGCAGTTCATCAATCTCCTCCTGCATTCTTTCCTGAATCATGCGTGCGGTAATTATTCTCTCCTGATGATCGGGGTGTTCCTCGCACCTTTCGCTCCAAGTTTTAATGTGTTTCATACCTCACCCCCAGTCGCCTTGGCGATGGCGGCGCGGGCTAGTTCCGAGTCGCTGAACGCGCTTTCGTCGGGCGCGTCAAGCCATGCGATCACGGATTTCAGTGCCTCCAGCAGTTCCGGCGCAGCGGCGATCAGGCGGGCGTTGGCTTCTGATGTTTCCATACGCTTTCCGTCCATTGACAACGCGGTCACAAGTTCTCGTCCGCTGTTGACGTACAAGGAATAGCCGCTTCTGTCGTAGGTCCACGGCCCCGGTGTGTGTTTCATAGCTTCTCTGCTCATGTGTTCTTCTCCTTTAGCTTGGCTTCAACGGCACGGACAAAGGCTTCTTCTGGCCCCCAACAACTATTAAACCCAATCTCACGATCAATAATTTCTGATACCTCATCATCCGTCAGCCCAACCCATTGCTTGCCAATCAGTTCTAATACGTCACTACACATCACCTTGACCGCGTTGTACCCCTCGTGATCGCCTCGGTCTGCGAGGTCGTAAGCCTCGCACATAATCCGCTGCCTGATCTGTTTAATGTCCATCATTCTTCTCCTTCAAGGCTTGTTCAATGGCTCGGGCAAAAGTCGTATTAGTCCAAGCCGCAGTCCAATCTCGTTTGTAACAAACACTGTTTATTTCTTGATCCGTCAGCCCAACCCATTCACGCTTTGGTGACAGGTCATCTCGCCGTCTCAATCGCATCTGTGCTTGCAAGTTAGGGTCGTCAACAACTTCATAGACTTCTGAATCTTCAGATTCATATCTCACAACGCGGTAATCAACTTCGTGAATCAATTCACAATCACAGCACTGCATGAGATAACCCTGCGGCTTGGGGCATACCCAATTACACCAACCATCTTCAACTTCTTCCTGCGGTTCGCAATCACCCCATACTCCAACTTCTCCGACTCGCGCTAAATCTGTGTCCAGTGCTTGGCGTAGGGCGGCGATGACTCCTTCTAGTTTTTGGTCGCAATACACGTCATCCGCAATCTCGTTCAACATATTAAGCGCCATCTGCATAACTTCTCTGCTCATCGCTCCCTCGCTTTCAGCATCGCGTCTGCTACATCGTAAGAACATTGTGCCAACTGATCGTCGGGTGGTACGAAGTGGCCCTTAGCTGCTGCGTAATCAATAAATCCCTGCATCGCCTTCCCTGCAAAGTAATCACGAAGTGGTGTGTTGTTCTGAGGTTGGCAGCAATGTCCGCACCGAGGGCATTCAAATTGCTGTGACGCTTTCCTCAATCGACTTACATGGCCTTTGTCATAGCCAGTCTGTTGCGCGATATCTTTAATCGTAAGCGAAGGATCTTTGACTAACTCACGAACCTTTGTGTAACGATTCATGTCCTTGCTCCTAAACCAAACGGGTTATTCCAATTCATTGGAACTTTAGGTTTACGTGCTTGATAGTTTTTATGTTCTTCTTTGACTTCGTAGTAATTCACGATGGTCTTTTTCCAAAGAATGGTTTGTTGTTTAAATCCTTTTGATTTCAAAACCATATCTTCTGCTGCCATTTCATCTAACAATTGACCGGCTCGCTTCGCTGTGAAGTCAAACTTCTCGCCAATCGTCCAAGCATTTACTGGGATCTTTAACTTCTTAAGATAGTCAAAGATCATTTGTTTTCTTTTTTCTTTAGGCATCTTTACTTGTTTCATTAGCTTTCTCTTTTACAAACTTAAAAGCGTCAGCCATTGATAAGCCTTCTGGAATATCTTCCAACTCAGAAGTCTTGACCCATCGTCCTACGTACGTAAGACCGCCAACGTCTTCAGTATGAACAGCAAGAATGCCAAACCGTTTTGACATGACAAACTTCATTGATCCACCAGGTATGGCAAGCAGTACATCTTTTAAGTTGTTTTTGTTCATTGCTTTCCCTCGTAATCAATCTCAACCGACTCAGCAAATCCAAATACCTTACCGTTATTTTTCGCATATTCAATATCTATCTTCCGCGCCATCTCATACAGGGTTTTATATCCTTGAGTTTTAAAGATGTGGTCTTCCAACATCCGTACGGCAGGCAAGTATTTAGCACCCTCACGATCAACTTCTTGTTTCCATTCTTGGATTTGTTTTTCTTGCTGTTGAATCAATTTGTCCTGTTGTTCTATTAACAGTTCGTACGCCTGAATTAGTAAATGATTTTTCATGTTGTATCTCTTGGTTCAAAATTGATTGTTCTCGTTCCATCTTTTTTCTAAGCTTCTGTTTGAATTTGTATCTCCTTGCTATTTCAGCTCTAGTTAGCTTAAATCGGGGCTTATCTTCACCAATCCCAAGGGTATAGATTTTTGTAGTATCTGCACCTCGGCTATTCTTTATCCAACCTGAGATATGCACCGCACCAACATCATGTAAGGCACGCAAATAAGACTGAGCTGTCACGATGTGCAGTCCTGTTTCTGCACAAATGTTCTGAGGTGTACACCCGTCAAATAACATCTTGATCATTCGGGCGTACAACCTTTCGTTCATCTTGATCATGCTTGGTCGTTACCCCAAAGCTTCCACTCTTCACCGTCTTTGACGATCTTCTTTGCATCTGACATAGCAGCGTCATAACCGGCACGGAATGCTCTCCCATAAGAGGATCTGGAGAACATGAACTTGTTAGCCTTGATATCAATCTTCAATTCTTCGTACCACTTAGCCCATGCGTCATAGGCAGGATGAATCTCGGCAGGGCAAGTTCGTCCTTGGTTACATTCACCATGACACGGTGGGCAACTAAGACTATTCATGATGTGTCTTGCTCACTAATTTAAGTTGATGAGTACTCATACATTCACCCGTAAACGTGTCATACAAACTGCCTGTAATTACATCGGCAAGGTAACGTTTGCCGCTGATGTCAACAAAACAAAAGTCCCGAGGCTTGATGCCGTAAAGTGTCTTCACGTAAACTTCAAATGACGGTCTTTTTTTTAAGCCGTCCATGTATGACGATTCAATGCACATAACGTTCGGCTTCTTCTTTCTAACAACAGGCCTTTCCATTTCAAAATTGTTCATGATCGCCAATCCTGGTACGAATTGCTAACGTTGCCATACGGGATTCAGCAATAGCCTCGAGGCCACATTCAATAGCCTCTTCAAAGTTTTTTTCCTCACACAAGTTATACATTTTCTTCAGTGCATCAATGGCTTGCATGATATGTAACGAGTGGTCCATGTTTTCTCCTGTCTGTTAGGTTAAACATAAATATACCAGTTGACTTTGGTAAACGCAAGTGGTATTCTGACTACTCTTTCACACTTTTATGGAGTCGAAATGGAGCAGGCTAGGAAGATGTTTGAGACGATGCTGACTGCGTCAGGCAAGTCAGCGCCGATATGGGATGGACGTAAATACACTACGAAGAACGTGCAAACGTACTGGCGTTGGTTTTGGCTTGGCTATTCAATGAGCGGCAAATGACACAAATTAATATCGACATCATTCATATTGGAGCTGGGACTCAGTCTCGAGCCGAGATCAACGAGCAGGTCGTCAGCGATTACGCTGAGGCGATGGATCATGGATCGATCTTTCCTCCAGTTCAGTTGTATTACGACGGCGTTAACTACTATTTGGTAGATGGATTTCATCGATACCACGCACACCGACGGCTGAAGAAAAAAGCAATCGATGCTGACGTTCTGCCAGGAACTTTGCGCGATGCGATTCTTCACTCGTTAGGGGTCAATGCTTTACATGGACTTCGTCGGACGAACGATGATAAACGCAAGGCTGTCATTACGATGTTGGAAGACATCGAGTGGCAGGATTGGGCAGACAACGAGATCGCAAGGAACTGCAAGGTATCAGCTCCACTGGTAGCGAAGCTAAGAAAAGAACTTGGCGCAGCAAGGACCACGAGGAAGTTCAACACCAAGACAGGCAAGACATCCGAGATCAAAGTTGAGCCACCAGAACCAAAAGAAGAATTCGATCCAAAGCAGGATGCTGTTGATGATCTTCTGGCAGAGAACGAATCTCTAAAGGATCAGTTAGCTGTTGCCAAAATGGGTGACACGCCGGACGCATCGATGGCGCAGGAAACGATTGAATCCTTACGGGAGGAGATCAGAATCCTCAAGATCGAAAACGAAGCGCTTCGCATATCTCGAGATACTTTTCAGAACGAGAACGCGCAGTTGAAGAAACAAGTCGCTATGCTTCAAAAGAAATGAAGATCAACGCACGTAAAGCTATGACAATGGCTATTCAATCTTTAGAACTTTGGAAGAAGACTTATCCTGTTGATTGGGAGCAGCACGATGAAGACGCACTACAAGCATTGCGAGAGAGTTTGCATCTATGTGAAACGCCGATTTCGGAGGATCGTATGCGACTCCTTGCATTGGATTACAAAGGCTGGCGTTTAGTCAGGGCAACAGAGAAGGAACACGGTATTTACTAACCCACGCCGAGGGGTGTCTCGGCAGGAGAACTTATGCTTAATTTACGGGACTACCAGAACGCCACACTCGAAGCGTTAAGACAGGGATTTGCAGCAGGTAAACGTTGCCAAATCCTATACGCTCCAACGGGTGCGGGGAAAACTGAGATGGCGATTGCTCTGTTGAACGCCACAAAACAGAAGGGCAACAAAGCAGCGATGATCCTTGACAGGATTATTCTATGCGACCAGACGAGTAAGCGACTCGATAGGTACAACATCGACCACGGCGTATTGCAGTCCAAACACTGGCGTTGGAGGCCGTACGAAAACATCCAAGTCTGTTCGGCACAGACGTTAGAGAAACGAGGATCGTTTCCTGGTCTTAACCTTTTGATCGTTGATGAGGCGCATACCACGCGTCAGCAGACGATGGACTTCATCAAGAACAATCCAGACGTTAAGGTGATCGGACTAACGGCCACGCCTTTTACAAAAGGTCTCGGGTCGGTGTATGAGCATGTTGTCTCCACGGTCACGACCAAGGAACTGGTCAATCAGGGAGTATTGGTTCCACTGAAGGTCTTTGTGGCGAAAGAGATCGACATGACGGGGGCTAAGAAGGTAGCCGGAGAGTGGTCACAAGGCGAAGCCGAAAAGCGTGGGATGGTCATCACTGGAGATATTGTTGCTGAATGGATTAAGAAGACTCATGAAATATTTGGTAAGCCAGAGAAGACTATTGTCTTTTGTGCTGGTGTAGCGCATGGAGCAGACCTTGCTCGGAAGTTCGCAGAGCAGGGATACAACTTCGTAGCCGTTTCTTATCTGGACGATGACAAGTTCAAACAAGAAGTAATTACGGAGTTCAGCAAACCAGATACAGAAATACATGGACTGATCGCAACGGACATCCTAACCAAAGGGTTTGATGTACCGGATGTGAAGATCGGCGTGAGTGCCAGACCATTCAGTAAATCATTATCGTCACACATCCAACAGATGGGCCGTGTGATGCGTGGAGCCACGGGTAAGGACTTTGCCCTATGGCTTGATCATTCGGGCAACTACGTTCGTTTTAGGGACGAATGGGAGGATGTATTTGAGGCCGGTGTTCAGGAGTTGGACGACGGCAAGGAGAAGGCCAAGAAAGAACCAAGCCAGAAGGAAAAAGAAGCCAGTAAATGCCCTGTCTGTTCGGCGTTATGGCCGAAAGGGTCGGATACTTGTGCAAACTGTGGTCATGTAAGGGAGAGGAAGAACAAGGTAGCTTCGGTGGCAGGAGAGCTGACCGAGTTGGGTGCGATGTCAAGGGAGAACAAGCAGGACTTCTGGAGTCAACTTCGATGGAAGGTGATGTATGACGGTTGGCGCGATGGCAGAGCAGCACACACCTTTAAGGACAAATTTGGAGTATGGCCTCGAGGCCTGGACGATAAGACCGTGAAGCCACCGACTTCTGAGACAGAGCGATTCATCAAACAACGGCTAAGACATTTCTTATACAAGAGCAGGAAGATCTAATGGACTTCATATCGTTTTGCAGGGGACACGGCATCATTATCGACCAGACACCACCGATAGGGGTGTGGAAAAGGTATCGGACTGAGGATCACCCGAATAAGAAGAACGGCGCAGTGAAATGGATGGGGACGTACGGATTCGTACAGAACCATGCGTTGGATACTGCCGTATCTGTGTGGCAATCAGATAAACCGGACGATTTGAAATTTAAGAAGTTCATTCAGGCTGCGGCCGATAAGACACAAGAGACGCAGGAACGTGCGGCAAAGAAGGCCGGATGGATTCTTAATCAGTGTGAACTATTCACCCACGAGTACTTTCTACGGAAAGGTTTTCCGGATGAACGTGGGAATGTCTGGTTCAAAGATAATGAAAAGATCCTAGTGATCCCGATGCGGATTGGTAGTCGGTTGGTCGGATGTCAGATGATTAGCGAGGCCGGAGAGAAGAAGTTTTTATTCGGCCAAAAGACCAGTGGGGCAGAGTTTGTGTTTGATAACAAAGGCCCGAATTTTTGGTGCGAGGGATACGCCACGGCGTTAAGCCTTCGGATGATCTTAAAGTCGATGAAGCGCAGGTATACGATTCATGTCTGTTTCTCGGCGCATAACATGCAGAAACTTGCCAAAGACGGGTATGTGATTGCGGATAACGACGCAAGCGAGACGGGGGAGACGGTAGCGAAGCGAATTGGATTGCCTTATTTCATGCCTCCGGACGTTGGAGATGACTTCAACGATTACCATAGGAAAGTCGGGATACTAAAAGCCGGACTCTCACTTACAAAATCACTGCGTCTGTAAAGCGTAGTAGACCCCTTCGACTTTCATGTGGGAGGGGTTTTCCCGTTCGGTATGTTTCAGGAACATGAGCATTTCCATACCGAGGGAATAGCTCGCCTCGCCTGGGCCATAGTGGTCGGCACAAACCCGTACAAAGCCATTTTCATCTTCCATCAAATAGATGGCGAACATTGTTTTCATCATGACCCCAATAAAAAAGCCCCCGAAGGGGCATAAGTTACTTTGAAAACCATCTTCGCACCAGCACAAGTGCGGCGATTAGCATGGCGATTAAATCAAGTGCAAGGTTAGTTAAAAACCTCATAGTGGTTCTAATGTGGCTTGTTGCATCTGTTCTGGCGTTGGATCATTCAACGCGTGCCATTCAAGCCAGCCATACTTAGGATTCCGGACGCACAAGTCGTAGAGCCATACATTCGCATGAGGCGATTTAAATTTGATAATGTCGCCTTCAAACGTAGGTTTGAAAGAAGCGTTAGTTCCATTGGTCATAATAGGCCTCAAATGAAGTAAAAGCATGTCGCGCCAAGGGCAACGCCGAAGGCGATAGCAACTAACCAATCTACAAAACAACTCATAGCGTTATTTCCAATTCAGTTGCAATGTTCCAAGCCAGTGTATAAGCATGGTTTTTAACTAAATCTGAATCAGGGCCAAATGAATCAAGCATTTCCTCATAGTGGCTTTCTTCATTATTCAATGTATAAACAATGAGTTTGGTAATGCTCTCAAGAGTGCTTTGTTTCATGACAGTTGCTCCAGAAAATCTTCATCTTCGCGTTTGCCTTTTCGCGTTTCAACTTCTATCCATTGTTCATAGAAGTCGCATAGCGGATCGGGATTCAGGCCGTTAGCCTCGCAATATTCCCAAAGCAGGATGAAAGCAGCAAGCCATTCACGTTGATCGGACTTCAAGTAATCACCGCGCTGGAATAAAAGTTCATCGGCTGATAGGTTCGGTATCATGGCATCCCCTTAAAAGTTAACTTCTAAACGGTGGACGCTGTATACGTAATCTTCTAACTCGTAATCATCAAGTGCGTCAACGTCTGTCCTACCATTTTCGCCAACTTCAACGCATCGATAGATTCCGCCGAAGTGTTCGGATTCTCGATATATCAAACGATGCGCCTTTACATGATCGGAGTAGTCGTACCATTTAACGCTTTCTGCGTCGAATGTTATCGTAGGTTCAGTAAGTCCTAAAGCAACTTCATCGAGTGCGGCCTCAATATTTGCATCTTTCAGCGAGTGCAAATGTTCAATGTATTTTGCGCGATCATCGTAGGATTTAAATCGAATGATGTACGCAACGTCTGACCTATAGCCCATGTTTTATCCCCTTATAAGTTGATGCAAAGTGCATCCCATAGCCCACCTATCAAATGGGCTATAAGTTGGACTATGCTGCTATCTTTTGGGGATGAAACGTCCAATCAGGCAAGTAGGGGAAATCATCATCTTGGCGTAGTGGCATGATTACACCAATAGCACCCTGGCCTAAGTTAGATACCAAAGATCCGGATTGGCCGTTATGATGCAGCGTAGGAAATTGATCTTTCTTTCCAGAAAGTAACGTCGTGATTTTCCCGAAAATCATGATGTACTCTGGCTTGTATTGTGCGGCCTCTTTAGACTGATTACGTGGGATAACACGTCGCCAGTCTGGATAACGGCCATCCACAAGTCTGGATGTTGCGGACGTTGATCCGGTTAGGGTAACGTTGATAAGACCTTTAATTGTCCTATCACCTTCTATTTTGTCTGGCTCTTGGATGATTGATAGTTCAAGGGGAAATTCGATTTTCCCTGCCTTGATCGGATTAACGGATTCAAAGATAGTCCGATCGATGATGTATTCACCGTCGATAAGGTTTTCGCCTTCGATTGGCACGGCCAAGAGCGTATGGCCTTGGGTAGCAACTAATGTGGCTTTTTTCTGGCTCACGTCCAGACAAATGCTATTGAGATAGTATCGGATGTCACCTTTAGCGGCTGTTAGCAGTAAGGCCTTGATTGTCGAATGATTGATTGAAAATTTCATGATATCCCCTTAAAAAAGGCCCGAAGGCCTGGAAGTTTAAATTTCACCAATAGCTTGTAGATCTTCTAACTCAGTGACAAGGCCGTCGAAATCTTCGGATGGGCCTAATACGCTGGCAAGCGTAAATACAATTTCCGTTTCAATGCCCATTTCATCGGCCAACGTTTCAAGGTAATCACGACGTGACTTGTAACCTTCTGCAATGTATATGCTCATGTTATCCCCTTAGTTTTATGATGCTGGATTGCACCCAATAGCCCACCCCCGATGGGCTATAAGTTGAAATCAAGCCTCTTGGATTTCATCTTCAAGATTGGCAATCAGATGATTGGCGATTTCCCACCATTCAACGTCAGACAAAAAAGCCAGTGCGTAATCCCTGGCAAGACCTTCTGTTGATGTTTCATAAATAAAGTTTTCGGCGTAATCCCTGGCCAGATCTTTTATCTCACTAGGTGAGTTGATATGGCGTCCGCTGAGTTGGTAGGCGTTAACGCCATCAAATAGTTCAAGATTGATTCTCCAAGTAGCATAATTACTCCAACCGTTGTAACTCATGATTAGTCCTTTCGTTGATGAAGTGTTGATCGAGTAAGTACACTTTAGCTTACTTAATTCTACTTGTCAAGAGGTGGGATCAAGTTTTTTTTGATTTCCGCATTTGTTCCCATTAGAATCGCGCGATCCGAACCAAGCCCGAAGGGCAATAGCCTATGAAGCTTTCACGTAAACAAGCAAAAGAATCATTAGAGACAATCCCGAATGAAATCCTCTTTGGTAAATCCGTTTCCAAAGAGTTAACCCATAAACAACGTACTTTTGCCCGACGAGTAGCAGAAGGAGCGACTAAGGCCCAAGCATATAGAGACGCCTATAAAGCAAACGCAACGAAACGAACGTTATCGGCGCAACCATACGCACTAATGCGCGACGAGCGAATAACCCGTGAGATTCAGGCTTACGAACTGGCAATTGAGAGTGCGAAATATCGAACCCCTATCGCCCTTCGGGAATTGGTAATCCAA